AGTTGTGAGATAAAAATAGGGTAAAATGGTAAGTCGGGGGTATCAAATTACTATTATCTGGTATACTTATGGTTATGAGCAATAACGTCAATCCTTTTATCAATCCAAAAACTGGCAAACCTATTGTCAATAATGTACGCCGTCAAGTTATTGAAAAGAAATATAACTGGGGTCTGTATGTTTATAAAAAATCAAATGGCAAATGGTTTACAGACGGAGAAGGAAATGTTTTAAATATTCCTGCTGTTCGTGGTGATTTAACAAAAATCTCAGAATTAAAACAGGCAGCAAAATATTATGGCGATGATGGTGAAGGAGAAGCTATATTTGTTCCAGGGCTTACAAGAATCTCTGAAGAAGAGCACAGTGAGCAAATGGATAGATTTAAAAATGGATTGCTTCCATCTATGAATGACCTTGGTGCTATTCATGCTGCACAGCAAACATTAAAAACACACGGAAGAGATGCATACGAAAATGGATAGAGATTTTGAATTTATTCAAGCAAGTTTAAATACACAGCCAACAAGAGAAAATCAGTTTGCTAGCCATGATCCGTTTAATAAATCATGGGATGATTTGAAAAATTTTGCAGGCATTGATAATAACTTTAAGCGCCGTGCAGCAAGAAATTTAAATAAAGCAGTAGCAACAGAAGATCCAAGATACCTTGACTCTGCTAACGCAAACCCAACAGGTCAAGACTCAGGATCAAAAGCTATCAATCCTGGCACGGTATATAGAAACGGCTATGGACTATTTGATGTAATTACACCACCATATAACATGTATGAATTAGCAAACTTCTATGATACAAATTTTGCAAACCATGCCGCTATTGATGCTAAAGTGGAAAATGTTGTTGGCCTTGGATACCGCTTTGATATTACAGATAGAACAATGCTTAGCTTTGAGTTGAGCGATGATCAAGATCGTGTTGCTCGTGCAAGAAACAGAATTGAAAGAGCAAAAATTGAACTACGTGATTGGCTTGAATCATTAAATGATGATGATTCATTTACAACAATTATGGAAAAAGTATATACAGATTTACAGGCTACAGGAAATGGTTTTATTGAAGTAGGTAGAACAGTATCTGGAGAGATTGGATATGTTGGACATATTCCAGCGACTACAGTTCGTGTTCGTCGTCTTCGTGATGGCTATCTACAAATCATTGGACAAAAACTTGTTTACTTCCGTAACTTCGGTGGTACAAATCCAAATCCAGTAACAGCAGATCCACGTCCTAATGAAATTATTCATCTAAAGCAATATTCTCCACTAAATACATTTTATGGCATTCCAGATATTCTTGCTGCCATGCCATCTCTAATTGGAGACCAACTTGCTTCACAATACAACATTGATTATTTTGAAAACAAAGCGGTACCAAGATATGTTATTACAGTAAAGGGTGCAAAGCTATCTGCTGACGCAGAAGATAAGATGTTTAGATTCTTACAAACAGGTCTAAAATCACAATCACACAGAACCCTATATATTCCACTTCCTGGAGATACTGATAATAATAAGGTTGAGTTTAAAATGGAGCCAATTGAAAACGGTATCCAAGAAGGCTCATTTAAAGAGTATCGTAAACAAAATCGTGATGATATTTTGATAGCACATCAAGTTCCAATTTCTAAGCTTGGTGGTGCTGATTCTGCTGCTATTGCTGCTGCTATTTCTCAAGATCGTACATTTAAGGAGCAGGTATCTCGTCCAGCACAAAGATATTTAGAAAAGATTGTTAATAAGATTATTAAAGAAAAGACTGATATTTTAGAGCTTAAATTCAACGAACTTACTCTTACGGATGAAATTGCACAGTCCCAGATTATTGAGCGCTATGTTAAGACTCAGGTTATCACTCCAAATGAGGCTCGTGAAATGTTAGATATGCCACAAAGATCTGACGGGGATGAGCCTTTCGTTATGAGCCCAAGACAGGCTACTGATGCTAGGGCTAACTTGGCGGGTAACAGAGAAAGAGACGCAGAACGAACAAATAATAATTCAGATTCCCCAACTACTATATCTGGCAGAAATGCACAGGGTGAAGGTAGATCATCTCAATAATTGAGAAGCTATTATAAAGGAATGATATAATTATTCTGCCATGAATATAAATAAAGCACATTGGATTACTGATGGCGACAGCGTTCGCTTTTCTATGCCTATCGGCAAGGTTGATCAAGAGCGCAGAATCGTTTCTGGTTTTGCTACCCTTGATAACATTGATAAGCAGAACGACATCGTAACTACCGAGGCAAGTTTAGCAGCATTTAAGAAATTCCGTGGGAATCTTCGTGAGATGCACCAACCAACTGCGGTAGGCAAAGTAGTTTCATTTAAAGAAGATAGATACTTTGATCCACAAACTAAAAAGTTTTATAGTGGAGTATATGTATCAGCATATGTTTCTAAAGGTGCACAAGACACATGGGAAAAAGTTCTTGATGGTACGCTAACAGGTTTTTCAATCGGTGGGAATATAAAGAAGTTTGATGATGATTTTGATGAAAAAATGGAAAAGCCAGTACGTGTTATTAAAGAATATGAATTACATGAATTATCATTAGTAGATAATCCAGCAAATCAATTTGCAAACGTAATCTCTATTGAAAAAGGAGAGCTTGGCGGCTTTCTTGCAAAAGCAGTAGTTGATAATGTTTATTGGTGCAGTTCTGATGATATCGTAAGACTTTCAAAAGATTCTGATGAAAGTTGTCCATCTTGCAGTTGCTCTATGAAAAATATTGGTTTCGTAGAAGATGCAAATGATGTTGAAACAGTAAAGTTCTTAGTTGATAGTGCAAAAGGCATTAGTACAATTAAGATTACAAAGGAGGAAAATCCTATGACAGAAGAAACAACAGTTGTTGAAGAGACTTTAGAAAAGTCTGACACAGCAGTAGTTGCAGATGTTGAGGTTGCTCCAGAGGCTCCAGCAGAAGCACCAGCTGATGTTGTAGCAGAGGCTCCAGTTGCTGAAGAAGCAGCAGAGCCAGTGGCAGAGACAGTTGCTGAAGAAGTTGCTCCAGCTGCTGATGATGTAGCAGAAAAATCAGTTGATGCAGTTGTTGATACAGCAGCAGAAATTGCAAAGTCTGTTGCAGAAATCAATGACTCTCTAACTAATGCCTTGAGCAATCTTGCAGAAACAGTTAAGGCTATGCAAGCCAATGTTGATGCAATCACAAAGTCCCTTGAAACAGTTACAGGCGAAGTAAAGTCTGTAGCAAATGAGGTAAGCCAAGTAAAGGGTACTTTTAATGAGTTTGGAAAGCGAGTAGATGCTGTTGAGCAAGATACAGCTTTCCGCAAGTCTGGCGATCTAGGCGAGATCGTGCAGGAGTTTTCAGAAGTGAAGACTCAAAAATCCCTATGGGGCGGACGTTTCCTCAAAACAGCCGACCTATTTAACTAACATAATTCACTAGGAGGTGAACAATATGTCGGAACAAGAAATCGTAAAGAATTACCCAGGTAACCCAACTGAAGCTCATCAACACGACGGCCAAGGTGCATTTGCATCAGGCGGTGTTGGATCAGCAACAGTAACAGGTCCAGATGGTAATCTTTCTCCAGCTGCTTCACTCGGTAACATTGCTTCAGCCAATTTTGGCTCAAGCGGTGCTAACGCAGTAAATCCAACTGGTACACCTGGTGGTATTCTAGCACCAGAGCAAGCTCGCCGCTTCATCGACTACGTGTGGGATGCAACAGTTCTCGCCAAAGATGGTCGTAGAGTTACAATGCGAGCAAACACTATGGAGATCGAAAAGGTCAACGTAGGTGAGCGTGTAATCCGTGCAGCAGCTCAGGCTGACAGCACATACACAAATGCTGGCGCAACATTCACTAAGGTAGAACTTACAACCAAGAAGATTCGTCTTGATTGGGAAGTTTCAACTGAGTCTCTTGAAGACAATATTGAAGGAGGTGCACTTGAAGACCATCTCGTTCGTCTTATGACAAACGCTTTTGCTAATGATATCGAAGATCTCGCTATCAATGGTGATGGTTCAACAGGCAACTTCCTCTCAATCATGGAAGGTTTCGTACACAAAGTTACAGACGGATCCGATGCTCACGAAGCACTCGTAACCGTTTCTGATGATGAGTGGACACCATCTGTAATGCAGGACATCATTCTTGCAATGCCACGTAAGTACCGTGCAATTAAGAGCAATCTTAAGTTCTATGCTGGTACAGATGCATTCCAGGGAATCGTTACAAACAACGGAACCCTTGCTGATGCAGTAGCAGAAGCAATTGCTGGAATGACTCCAGGCAGCACACAAGCTAACCGTCAGAATTATCTTGATGGTGTAGGACAGACACTTGGTGGAGCACGTACAACACGTGTTCTCGGTGTTGATGTCATGGAAGTACCTTACTACCCAGCAGA